GTTATGGGTTTAACTATGCAGATAGAAGCTAGAAAAGCTGTGTTGATTGCAGAGATGTTTGAAGATTTTGCTAAAGAAGAGCAAGAAATGTTAGGTGAATATGCAAATGATCCAATTGCTAAACTAAAAGCAAGAGAATTAGACATCAGAGCTAAGGATGATTTTGTATCAGCACAACAAGCTCAAGAAAAAATCAATCTTGATAAGATGAAAGCTATGATGAACCAACAAAATAAAGAAGAAAAAATGGAACAAAACGAAGATTTAGCAGAATTACGTGCTGCAACGTCTATCGCTAAACAAGAACTAGCTAATCGGAGTAAAAAACACGATTTTGGTAGAAATTTTAAAAAAAAGTAAGTATAAACACATTAAGGAGAAATTATGGCAGATTTAAAAAATAAACTTTCTTACGGTAGCAAAGGAACAGTTTCAAGTTGTGACGCTAATGGGGGTGTAGAGATTGCAACTCCAGAAGTTAGAACTGAAACAGATCCAAGATCTACTATTCTTACTAACCAAGACAGAGTGTTCAACAAAATAGGTGTTGGAGATGCAGTTGAAGTTAGAGGAACTAAAAGAATGTTAAAATCTAAAAGTAAAAAAGCTACTTGGTACTAACATGTGGTTTTCGGCAATTAAATTAGCCGTTTCTGCTGGTAGTAAAATTTACGCTAATAAGCAGAGAACTAAGATGGCTATGTCAGATGCACAGCTTATGCATGCATCTCGTATGGCTGAAGGAAAAGAAGCTTACCAAGGAAAATTATTAGAAGCTCGTCAGTCAGACTGGAAGGACGAGGCAGTTTTGATAATTTTAAGTTTGCCCATAGCAATTCTGGCCTGGGCAGTCGTAAGTGACGATCCAACCGCTATGGACAAGGTAAAACTGTTCTTCGAGATGTTCTCAGAGCTTCCCAAATGGTTCACTAATTTATGGATCCTTGTAGTTGCGAGCATTTATGGTATAAAGGGAACACAAATATTTAAACAACACGGAGGAAAAAAATAATGGCAAATCCAAGATTTAATAAACAGACTACTAACGTAAGAGGAACTGTTTCAAGAGTAAAAAAAGCAATGGGCGGAATGTCTAATGCAAGAAAAGATATGGCTTCAGGATACTACAAAGACGATATGGGTATGAAGGGTGGAGCAATGTATAAAACAGGTGGTAGAGTTAAAAAAAGAAATGGTGCAAGAGTTAATGATATTGAAGAATTAGGCAGAGTAGATTCAGAAAAAGCTTTTACTAAAAAAGGTAAAAAAAATCTTAAGGCTGAAAAGAAAAGAATCATTAAAAAATTAAACAAGGCTTAATTATGGTAAAACCAATTCCAAAAGGTAAAAAAGGTAAAGGCATAAAAGCTTTAAAAAAGAAAGCTCCAGAAGTTGCAAAACGAATGGGCTACAAAAAAGGTAAGAGGGCTTGTTAAATGGCAAAACTTTGTCCAGCAGGAAAAGCAGCAGCTAAAAAGAAGTTCGATGTGTACCCTAGTGCATATGCAAATATTTGGGCTTCTAAATATTGTAAAGGCACAGTTGGAAGAAGTAAGAAAGCTAACGGAGGCATTTGTAAAGTAGCTTCGAAAGGTAAAGGAAATGCATATGGAAAAAACTCATGAGCGGTCTGAAAAAATGGCTGGACGACAAGTGGGTGGATATAGGTGCACCCAAGAAGAATGGCAAGTATCAACCTTGCGGCCGTCAGAAGGGGAGCAAAAGAGCTTATCCAAAATGCGTTCCACTTGCAAAAGCCACACAGATGACAAGTTCGCAAAAAACAAGTGCTGTCAAACGAAAAAGACAAGCGAGTAACACTGGTCCCAAACCAACTAACGTTGCAACATTTGCTAAAAGAGATCGAAAAGCAATTGGAGGAATAATATGAAAATGCCAAACACAAAATATACAGGTAGTTTTATAAAAGGGGGTCCCGGAGAAAATCAAAGCTATAAAAAATATTATGGTAAGATGCTTACTGGTTTTAAAGAAGGTGGTACAATTAGAAAAACTACTAAAGGCCCTGGAGCTAATTACAGATCAACTAAGTCGGGTGCTGGAATGACCGACAAAGGTGTTAAAGCTTATAGAGCAGCTAACCCTGGATCAAAATTAAAAACAGCAGTAACTGGTGAAGTTAAACCTGGATCTAAATCTGCAAATAGACGTAAGTCATATTGTGCAAGATCAGCAGGACAATTAAAAAACTCATCAGCCAAAACAAGAAATGATCCTAATTCTAGAATAAGACAAGCTAGAAGAAGATGGAAATGTTAATGATAGATAGGTTCTTATATAAATTTTTTGGAGCTATAGATGATTTCTTTGAGTGGTTAAAAGCTCCTAGATGCAAATGTAAAATAAAAGGAAAAGTAAAAAAGGAAGTAGTTTTAGAAGTAGATAAAACTTTTGAAAATGAAATTAAAAAATGAGAGACACTAAAGCGATAGAAAGTTTTTTAAAAGAAAAGTATAAAAAAATTACTGAAATGGTTTTGTTTAGACACTTGAAGAAAGAAGTTGAAACAGGGGCTAGCGGAACTCAAGATTATGTGATAAAGAAAGGACCTAATAAAGATAAAATAGCAAAAAAATGAGAGAAGCCATATTAACAGCATTAGAAGACAGGTACAATGCACAGATATCTGAAGCTGATGCCACACTTAAAATTTACTTAGAAAATTCTGTAGGTATTGGAGAACATCCACAACACATAGATGAAGTAGATAAACTAATAGAAAAGATTGCAAATGCTGAAGAAAAACTAATAGTACTGCAACAATTTAAACTGTAAGGAAAGAAAATGGACGATTTAGTATTAATTCAAAAGATTCAAAAACTGTTAAAAGACAACTACAATCAAGTGGCTAATGTCATGGTAGGTGGAGGCGTTGACAGTATGGAAAAATACAAGTATATGTTAGGACAAGCGCAAGCTTATACATTTATTTCAGGGGAAATATCCAACCTGCTAAACAAAGGAGCAAAAAATGAAGACAACAACGGAACCGTCATCAATCTTGATGGAAAAGACAGAAATCCCAAAGCATAAAAATGCATTGGAAGAAAAGTACGAGCAACAAGATAAAAAAGTAAAAGATTCTGAGACAGAATCTTATGAGCGTTTAAAAACAAAAGAATCAAATAAGTTACCAAGACCTACGGGCTGGAGACTTTTAGTTCTTCCTTTCAGAATGCCAGAAAAAACTAAAGGTGGAATATTTCTTGCACAAGATGCAGTAGAGAGACAACAAGTTGCATCTACTTGTGGACTTGTACTTGAAATGGGACCTCATTGTTATGACAAAGAAAAATTTCCTGAAGGACCTTGGTGCAAAAAAGGTGATTGGGTAATCTTTGCAAAATATGCAGGATCAAGAATTCAAATTGACGGGGGTGAAGTAAGATTGCTAAATGATGATGAAGTTTTAGCAAACATAGACGACCCTGAAGATATACTTCATCAATATTAACAATCATAGAAGGAGATAACTATGCAAGAAGATACCATTGACATCGATACTTCTGGACCAGGAGCTGAAGTCACTTTGGACGAACCCAAAGAAACTTTAGTAGAAGAAAGTTCAACACAGGAGATAAGCGATGATAAAAACAAAGAAGAAGGTGTTACATTCGATAATGAGTCCAATGACACACCTGAGAAACCTAGTGAGCAACCTAATGTTCAAGCTAGCGAAGAAGAAAATACAGAACAAAAGAAAGAATTAGAAGAATACTCTGATGGAGTAAAAAGAAGAATAGCTAAACTAACTAAAAAAATGCGTGAAGCAGAAAGACGTGAAGAAGCGGCTACTGTTTATGCAAAAAGTGTTTTGGCTGAAAAAGAACAACTTAATTCTAGACTTACAAAATTAGATACAGGATTTGTGTCTGAAAAAGAAGGTAGAATTAAATCAGGTATGGAAGCGGCTGTTTCTAAACTAGCTAAAGCTAGGGAAGAAAACGATCTTAAAGCTGAAGTTGCTGCAAGTGCAGAAATTTCTAGATTAGGGTATGAAGAAGCTAGACTTTCTGATCTTAAAGCTAGACAAGCTGACCAAAAAGCTACTCAAGCCTTAGAAATGGAAAGACAGCAACAATACCAACCAGTTGAAGAACCGAGAAGAGTGGATAGTAGAGCCAGAAGTTGGGCTAGTAAAAACGCTACTTGGTTTAACAGAGATCCTGTTATGACTGAAGGGGCCAAAGTAATACACAGACAATTGACTGAAGTTGAGGGATATGATCCTAATACGGATGCCGATGAGTATTATATGGAAGTAGACCGAAGAATAAGGGTTGAATTCCCCCACAAGTTTGATATAGTTTCAGACTCGACCAACAAACCTACTCAAACTGTTGCTTCTGCAACGCGTAGTAGTAAAACATCAGGTCGCAAAACTGTGAAACTCTCACCGTCACAGGTAGCAATTGCTAGAAAATTAGGTGTGCCACTTAAAGACTATGCGGAACAATTAAAAATCACGGAAGGAGTATAAGCATGGAAAATATAGACGATAAAAAAACTTCACGTGCGAGTCAGACTAGAGAAAAAACATCTCGACCAAAAGTCTGGTCTCCACCATCTTTATTAGATGCACCCCCTGCACCAGCAGGTTTTGTACATAGATGGCTGAGAGCTGAATCAATGGGATTCGACGATTCTAAAAACGTACAAGGTCGTATTAGATCTGGTTACGAATTAGTAAGAGCCGATGAATATAATGAAGCAGACTATTCAGTTGTGCAAGACGGTAAATACAAGGGAGTGATCGGTCAAGGTGGCCTAGTGCTCGCTAGAGTACCCGAAGAGATTGCAAGACAATACGCCGAATACTATCGTAAACAGGCGCAGGAAAATGCGGAAGCATTCGACAACGATCTCATGAAGGAAGAGCACCCAAGTATGCCTATCAATATTGATAGACAAACTCGCACAACCTTTGGTGGTACGAAGAAGTAGTTTTTTAACAATTTCTAAGTTCATCATTTAAAAAAACAAATAAACAATGGAGACAATATAATGGCAAGTAATAAAGATAACGCCTTTGGCATAAGAGCCATCGGCAAAATCGGCCAAAATAGAGATAACCAAGGTTTAAGTGAATACTCAATAGCGGCTTCGGCAACAGCTATCTATTTCCAAGATCCAGTAAAAGCATTAAACACTGGAACTATTGGAGTAGCTGCAGCAGGAGACTCACTATTAGGTGGACTTAACGGGGTTTTCTTTACAGCAACCGACACACAAAAACCGACATTCGCACAACATCTAAATGCAAGTAATACTGCAACAGATATCGTGGGATTTGTATCAGACGATCCTTATGAAAGATTTGAGATACAATCGGACAACTCAACAGCATCGGCTCAAACAGACGTGTTCATGAACTATGACATTCTGTATGCAGCAGGTGATTCAGCAAACTACGTATCAAATGTAGAACTAGACGACTCATCTTTGAGTTCAACTAGTGGACAATTGAGAGTAGTTGGTGTTTCAAAAGACATTAACAACAACGATTTAAGTACAAGTAACGTAAATTTTGTTGTTATGATCAATGAACATTTCTTAAAAACACAGGCAGGAGTATAATCATATGGCTATATCACGAGGACAACTAGTTAAAGAACTAGAGCCAGGTTTGAATGCATTATTCGGCTTGGAATATAAGAGATACGAAAACCAACATGCTGAGATATATGCAACAGAGACGTCAGACAGAGCTTTCGAAGAGGAAGTAATGTTATCTGGTTTCGCTAATGCTCAAGTAAAACCCGAAGGATCAGGTGTAGTTTTTGACAGTGCTCAAGAAACTTTCACTGCTAGATACACTATGGAAACAGTGGCTCTTGCTTTCGCAATTACTGAGGAAGCGGTAGAAGATAACCTGTATGACAGACTGTCAAGCAGATATACAAAAGCGTTAGCAAGAAGTATGTCTAACACTAAGCAAGTTAAAGCGGTTAACCCATTAGTTAATGGATTCGGTGCTTTCACTTCAGGTGATGGATCTTCTTTGTTCAGTACGACTCACCCAACAATTGCGGGTACTGTATCGAACACACTAACTACAGCAGCTGACTTAAACGAAACTTCATTAGAGCAATCTCTTATTGACATTGCAGCGTTCACTGATGAAAGAGGTTTAAAAATTGCAGCGAAAGCGACAAAAATGATTGTCCCTTCTGCGCTACAGTTTCAAGCTGAGAGATTGATGAAATCAGAAGGCAGAGTTCAAACTGCTGATAATGATATCAATGCAATTAGATCAATGGGAATGGTTCCTCAAGGTTACAGAGTGAACAATTTCTTAACTGATCCTAATGCATTCTTCCTTATCACTGATGTTCCAAACGGAATGAAACATTTCGTTAGAACACCAATCAAAACTGCTATGGAAGGCGACTTCGATACTGGTAACTTAAGATTCAAAGCAAGAGAGAGATACCAATTTGGTGTTTCTGACTTCAGAGGAATCTACGGTTCTCCAGGAGCATAATAATTAGAAATAGTGAGGCAAGACACAATCTTGCCTCATTATGTAAGTAGAAAGACAAACTATGAAAAAAACTCTCATCACTATCTGGGCCTATAATTACCACACTAAATTTGAAATATTAGCTGAGGATAATCCAGAAAGTATTGAAAAAGCTATCCTTGACAAAATTGGAGAAAAAGGTATAGTCTGGGAATATCTCGGGGACAGTTATCATTCGGGATTAAATAGAATAACTTACGAAGAGGTTATCGATGATACAAGACCTATACAAACAAAAAAGGTCCTTGGAGTTGAAGTGGGAACAGGAGCATCTAGATAATAATAGATACACTCTTAATATGGTGAAGATCGACGATAAAGTTAAAAAGATCATCACTGATATCAAGCTTGAAGAAGCTAGATTAGCTCACTTACAGAACAACATAGACGGTTCTGCTCCAGAAGTTTCAGTAGCTACTTAATTAACAAGCTACATCGTTGGAAAATTCGACTCCACACTGTAGGATCTCTTGCACTCTATTCAAAAATAAGCTATAAATATCTCACTATACAATATATTAATTTTCTGCATGGACGCGGTATAGTCGACGGCCTAGAGACTATGTAGAATTAACTAGGAGAACTATCATGGCAAATACAACTTTTTCGGGACCGATAAAAGCGGGAACGATCTCAAACACAACAGGAACAACAATTGGTAAATTAAGAAACATGGGTTTCGTACAAATGACTCAATCATCAGGACTATTGACTCAAGCAGCTCTTTCAGCTGGAAGTTTTGTAGATACAGGACTTGTATTACCTGCTAATTCAAGAATTATAGAAATTAATTTTCTAGCTCTTGTAGCATTTGACGGTGCAGCAGATACAGTAAACTTTGGTGACGGAACTGACCTTGACTACTATGTAGCAGCAGAAGCAATTGGTTCAGCTGGTAACCACAGAGTTACAGCAGCTAAAACTGGTATTGCAGTTGGTTGGGCAGATATATCTGGAGCAGCAACTAATAATGTTGGTACAGATGTTATCGTTTCAGGTAACGCAACTAATACTGGAAACGGTACTGGTTACTTATCTATTTCTTATTTGCAAAACTTTAATGGTTAAGAATAATAAATAATTAATGGAGCCCTTCGGGGCTCCTACAAATTTTAAGGAGAAAAAATATGAGTTCATTTTCAAGTGACCAATC